CGCTGCAGCAGTGCGGCGCGGTGGTGGAAATCGCCAACTGCTATCCGCAGGCGCTCTATTTCCAGCGCAACGAGGTGACGGACGAGAGCTGGTACTACTTCCGGGTGGACTTCCCCCACGATGAGCCTACGGTGCGCAACACCTTCACTGGCGGCCAGGTAGCGGCGGCCAGCGAGTTCAAGAAGCGCCTGCTCGGCATGGCTGCCGGCGCGGTGTTCACCGGTACCGGTGCGCAGCTCGATCGCATCATGCGCGACCAGCTCTACGGCCTGAAAACCGTCAAGACCATCGACTACATCGGCTACAGCAAGGAACACAGCTGCTACGTGTTCGGTGACCTGGCCGTGCGCGGGGGCGTGCTCGAGCAGGCCAACAAGGAGGATTACTTCGAGTTCAAACAGCTGCGCTTGAAGACGCTGCAGAAGTCGATCCGCCTGGAGATCGCCCGTACCGACGAGGGCTACCGCGCCGAGTGGCTCGAATGGCTGTGGACCTGTTTCGGCACCCAGGGCATCGTCGCGCTGGCGTTCTGGTTCGGCTCGCTGTTCGCCGAGCAGATCCGCGACGAGTACCAGAGCTTTCCCTTCCTGGAAGTGACGGGCGAGGCCGGCGCCGGCAAGAGCACCCTGCTGATGTTCCTCTGGAAGCTGCTCGGCCGCCCGGACGAAGAGGGCAAGGACCCTTCGAAAATGTCCAAAGCCGGCTTGCGCCGGTGGATGGGGCAGGTCTCCGGCATGCCGCTGGTACTGCTCGAGGCCGACCGCAGCGACAACGACCGCGGCGCCGCCAAGGCCTACGACTGGGACGAGCTGAAACCGCTGTTCAACGGCGGCACCCTGGGCGTGACCGGCGTGAAGACCGCCGGCAACGAGACCTACGAGCCACCGTTCCGCGGCACCATCGTGATCAGCCAGAACGCCACCGTGGCCGCGAGCGAGGCAATCCTCACCCGAATCGTGAAACTCCATTTCGTACGGCCCCAGGTCACCAGCCAGAGCCGCGCCGCAGCGGACAACCTCAACCACCTGGGCGCCATGGACGTCAGCCACTTCCTGCTGATGGCCACCCGCGCCGAGGCGGCGGTGATGGAAACCTTCCGCACTCAGGTGAAGGTGCATGAGGCTGCGCTGCGTGAGCTGAAAGAGATCCGCATCGAGCGAATCATCAAGAACCACGCTCAGCTGCTGGCTCTGCTCGATGCCCTGCGCCTGGTGGTACCGCTGACCGACCGCCAGTACGAAGCCACCCAGCGCGAGCTCACCGCCATGGCCCTGGTGCGCCAGAGCGCCGTCAACGCCGACCCGAGCGAGGTGGCCGAGTTCTGGGAGGTGTTCGACTACCTGCAGAGCCTGAGCGATGACCCGGTGGTGAACCACAGCAAAAACCCGGACCTGATCGCCATCAACCTCAACGAATTCGCCGAGCGCGCCGCCGAGCACAAACAGAAGCTGGCCGACGTCGGCACCCTGCGCAACCTGCTGCCCAACAGCCGCTCGCGCAAATACATCGAGCACAACAAGTCGGTGGACAGCGCCGTGCGCGCCGCCTTCAACCAGCGCAACTACATGAACCAGCGCGGCACGACCGTGAAGTGCTGGATTTTCCAGAACCCCGACGCCAAGCGCGGCAACGCTTGAGCGGGCTGTAACACCCAACCAAAACCAAGGAGAAGCACCATGCAGCACTACGACGATGACGAACCCAGCCCCAGCCTGCGCGAACGCCTGGCCATGACCGGCTGGATCGGCACCGGCCTGGCCGGCCTGCTGACCGCAGCCAACCACCTGCCGGACCTGTTCCTGGCACTCGCACGCTGAAAACAAGAAGGCCCCGGTGAGCGGCAACTCACCAGGGCCTGACCAACCCAAGGAGAAGCACCATGCAAGCACATCACACCCAGGGAGGCGGGGCACAGCATAACCCAGCCGCCCGCTATCAACCTGTGGCCATCACTGAAGTGCCCGAAAAGCTCTGCCGCAAATGCGGCGAGTTCTGGCCCGCCGATACCGAATTTTTCTTCCGCCAGGCCTCCTGCCCGGACGGCCTCGGAACCATGTGCAAGGCCTGCTACGCAGAGACGCCGAGCATGATCAAGCGCAACGCCGGCAAGAAGAAATTGAACCAGGTCAGCTCGCCCTGGGAGGTGTTGTTTGAGGAGGAGCCTAGCCATGCGTGAGCGTCCGATTTTGTTCAACGGCGCGATGGTTCGAGCCATCCTGGAAGGCCGCAAGACGGTGACGCGGCGCGTCGTGAAGCCTAAACAGGCCGGGCGCATTACTGGCGCGGCAGGGCCGGGTATGGCAGCGGAATACCTGGGCATAGACAACGATGGCTGTGGGTGCTTCTCGATTCTTCAATGCCCATACGGCCAGCCAGGCGACCGACTATGGGTGCGCGAGACATGGTCTGACGTGAATATGTGCGGCGCTCCGGCGCTCGCATATCGTGCGGATAGTGATATTCGTGACCTGATGGCGGAAGAGCTTTTCCTCGATGAAGATGGCGCTTTCAACTACGTCGATCAGCGCTGGAAGAAGTACGACTTCTGCTGCTGGTATGCGGATTTGCACCAGGCGCGGTGGCGACCCAGCATCCACATGCCACGCTGGGCCTCTCGCATCATGCTGGAGATCACCAACGTGCGTGTCGAGCGATTGCAGGCCATCACCGAGGTGCAGGCCAAGGCCGAGGGAGTGCTTAGCTGCGAAAATGATATTGACCCTGATGGCAATGGCTACTCGCCGTATGAGCTGTTCTCAGCGTTGTGGGTCTCCATCAACGGTCATGAGAGCTGGCACGCCAACCCCTGGGTTTGGGTGGTCGAGTTCAAGCGGGTGGAGGTGCAGCATGCCAACTGAAATCCGCACCCGCTTCACCACCGGCACCTACGTCGCCACCGTGCGCGGTGACAAACGCACCGCCAGCAACACCATGGGCGCCCGCTGGGCCGCCGAAGCCCTGGCGCGCAAGCTCGGCCTGGACCCCACCATGCTCCGCGAAACCCAACGCGATCTGCTGCGCAGCGGGGTGGAGTTGTTTGTGCATCCTGAAGCGCTGAAGGCGAAGGAGGTGGCCCGATGAATCTGCTTCGTTATCTGACCAAACCGGAAGGCATCACCACCGCCGAGCTGGCCGAGCGCACCGGTGCGTCGGCTGTCCAGATCCGTGCCGAGCTGGTCGCCCTGGAGGCGGCCGGCGCGGCGGTGCGCAAGCGCGCAGCGGTCGGCCAGCCTCATCGCTGGTGGCGTGTCGGCGCTCGTCCGCTCGGAAAGCTCGATGTGCTGCTGGCGATGGTACTGGCGGCACGCCTGCACCCGGGCACCAAGCGTCTTCGCGCGGTGTTCGACCGTCTCGCTCACCGCTCGGCCGACCCGGCGGTGAGCCAGATCCTGAGCATGGCCCGCCGCAGCCGGGCGCCGCATCAGATCGCCGAGCTGGCGCTGAGCTACTACGCAGAGGAGTCGGGGCGTGGCCTATGACATACACCAGCACATGCTCGAATGCGAAGCCCGCACTTGGTTGCGCAAGGGCTACTCCACGCGCGAGCGGATCGAGGAGCTCGCCCAGACGATCACCAAAAGACGAGGCCCAGCCGCGACCGAGCGCCTGGTGGAGGAAATGCGCCGTCAATGGCGCCGCCGCTCGGAGTGGCTGACCTAGAAATCACGTTCAACAATTCGAGGCCCGGCAACGGGCCTCTCGCTTTGGCGAGGCATAGACTCCCGCCGTTTCCATCAAGTGAGCACGACCATGCACGAAGGCGTCGAGGTGCGCGGCAATTCGCTGCGCGTCTATTTTCGCTACCAGGGCGAGCTGTGCCGTGAGCCGTTCCCAGGGGATGCCTCGCCGGCGAACATCGAGCAGGCCAGCCGGCTGGCCGGGCTGATCCGCCACGAGATCAAGCACGGCACGTTCAGCTATGCCCGGCATTTCCCCCATTCGGTGAAGGTGAAGACCAACACCTTCGGCCACTTCATCGATCTGTGGTTGAACATCAAGCGCAACGAGGTGGCGCCGTCCGGATTCAGGGTTTACGAGGGCAGGGCGGAGCTGCACATCCGCCCGAAGTGGGGGGCGCGGCAGGCCGACCAGATCGACCACCTGGACCTGCAGGAGTGGGTCCAGGCAGAGCTGATGCCGAAGCTGCACAACAAGACGGTCAACGAGATCATCGCCTTGGTGCGGCAGATCTTCCGGCTGTACCGGATGCGCAACCGGATGGCGCATGACCCCACCGAGGGGCTGCGGGTGCGGGTGCCCGATCGGGACGATCCGGATCCGTTCGACCGCAAGGAGATCGATGCCATCCTCTCGACGGAGACCGCGCGCGAGCAGGAGCGCAACCTGGCGCAGTTCATGATTTGGGCGGGGCCGCGCGTGTCGGAGGCGATCTCGCTGGCGTGGGAGGATGTGGTCGACCTGGACAAGGGCATCGTCCGCTTCCAGCGTTCCCAGGTGCGCGGCCACTATAAGGTGACGAAGACGCGGCGCTCGGTGCGCGAGGTGAGGCTGCTGCGGCCGGCGCGCGAGGCGTTGCAGGCGCAGGCGGAGTTGACCCGCGATCTGGAGCCGGTACTGGTGGACGTCACCGAGCGGGACAACAAGACGGTGCGGGTGCGCAAGCTGCGTTTCGTGTTTCACAACTCCAGCACCGGCGCGGCGCATACCAGCTCGGACATGCTGCTCAAGGGCTTCTGGCGTCCTCACCTGAAAGCGGCCGGGGTGCGCTTCCGCGGGCCGAACAACTGCCGCCACACGTTCGCCAGCCAGTTGCTCACCACCGGCGCGGTGCCGCTGGAGTGGATCGCAGACCAGATGGGGCACACGTCCACCGACATGATCCGCAAGCACTACGGCAAGTGGATCAACGACGACGGGCCGGACATGGTCGGCATCCTCGAGCACGCGCTCAAGCTCTGATCCCAGCGAAACCACCCAAGGCGGCCTGCGAGCCGCCTTTTTCATGCCTGCGCGGCGGCCCCCGGCGAGGCCGTGTTCCCAAAATGAACCCAGACGGGCAAGCGGTGAGGGTGAAGGCCAGTAAAATCAGTACCTTGGGCGCGCTCCCGTGAGAGTTCGAGTCTCTCCGTCCGCACCATGTAATCAGCTGAAAGCCCCGGATTCCGGGGCTTTCGCGTATCTGAGGTTGCGCGAATGTGGGTGTGATCGTTCCCAGCGTGTTCCCAAAGAGAACTGGTGTACGCAACGAGAACGCCCCCCCAGCCAGCGAACTCCGCGTTTTATCTTGACCCATCGAAAACGGGTAATTTTGGTAATTTCCTTTTGCGAAACGCCTGAAAGCCTTGTCTTTCAGTAGCTTAGGAATGATTCTTAAAGGTAATTTTTTGGTAATTCAGAGGTAATCAACTTACCTAATCAGATGGTCATGTTCCAAAAAACTCCAGCCCTTTAAAATCAAGCACTTACAGAAAAATTACCTTTTGCCTTACCCGAAATTACCTTTGAAGGTAAGCGGGCGAGCCCAGCAAATACGGGGCCTCTAGCCGCATTTCGGAAGGGCCTGACCAAAATTACCCATTTCCGAATTCGCCTCTGAAATCGGTTGGCTCGGGTAGCTCCGCAGGCGCTCCAGAAAGGGGCCTACTGTGCAGGGTTTCGCAGGGGTGCCGGTCACCGAAAACGCCTCTCCAGCGCGCAGCCTGGGCCGCTCTCGGCCATCCCGCAGGGGTGCGGAAAATGCCATAGGTTTAGCCCGCAGGCGTGGTGGGGGGACGACGGCGCGCGCCGGGTGCTGATCGGGGTGGCCGCCTGCCGGGCGCCGATCGGCAGGCACAAAAAAGCCGCCTCGAGGGCGGCTTCTGGTGGCGCGGGGCGGCGATCAGTTCTTCGCCGGCAACTCAAACGGCTTGAACCGGATCACCTCTTCGCCCAGCCACTCGTTCACATGAGCCAGCCGCGCCTGGATCGGCTCCAGCTCGTTGCCGGCCCACACCTCCGCCGCCTCACGCAGGGAGCCGAACCCGCCAGCGTTGGTCGGTACGATGCCCATCAGCTGAGGGGGAATGCGCAGCGCGGCGAGCTGATCGTCGCGGCTGATGTTCTTGATCGAGCCGAATTCATCCTTGGCCGCGATCTCGCTCACCGGGATCAGTTGCAGCCCGTCCTTCTTGCCGCCCGGCGCGTACATGAACAAGTTGCGGAAGTTGCCCGGCCCCTTGCTGTCGCGCAGGGCCTTGCGCAGGGCGTCGACGTCCTGCTCGTTCTGCGTCGAGTCGGTCATGTAGAGGATGAACCCGGCGTGCGAGCCGTTCTGGTAATACTTGCGACGGAAGAGGGTGGCCGACTCGTTCAGCAGCGCCGACTGCAGCGCCGAAAGCCACTCCGGCAGCCCGTACACCTCCTGGTTGATATCGGCCTCGCGCAGGTGGCAGATGCTGCCGCGCTCGAACTCATGCTCATCCTTCCACCCACGCACCTGGTAGTACGTCTCCAGATCAGCCCCGCGGCGCATGTACTTGGCCAGCGCAGGCTGTAGGGCTAGCGGCTGGCCGAGCATGTTCCGCCGCCGCTCCAGGTAGGCATTGCCGCACCAGAGCCAGTCCAGAGCTAACTGGCCGAACGCCTGCCGGCTCAGCAGGCGATGTGGGATGAACATGCGCTCCAGCATGTTGCGTTTAAAGTTCAGCCCGCTCTGCAGGTACACGCTCGCCCGGGTCGACTTCGCCAACCCATCCAGCGACAGCGGCGGTTCGTACCACTTCCCGTTGAGCCAGCACTCCAGGTAGTCGAGCAGCTCGCGCCCATCGAGCACCGGCAGCGGATCGCCGAAGGTGAAAGCCTCCACGCCAGCGGCGGGGGCGGTGGTCAGTTCGCTCATCAGCAGATCTCCATGAATCCAGTGTTCGCCGAGGTCTGCCCCTCGAGCGGTTCGTTGTGCAGGGCGTGGAACAGCGCCCATGCGAGATCGGCGTGGCCGGTCTCGTCGTTGCGCCCGGCGGTGTAGGTCATCTGGCGGCCCGAGGCCGTGATCGTCTTGCGAATCGCCATCAGCGAGCTGGCCACGTCCGTCCAGCCGGCATCGAACTCCAGCCGGCCATTGCGGATTACGTCGTAGGCCTTGAGCACCAGGCGCGTCTTCACCTCCGGCGAGTAGCTGAAGGTGGTCACGTTGGGGAAGAACTGGCGGACCAGCTGCGCCACGCCAGAGCCCAGCCCGGTCACGTCCACGCCGATATAGGTCACCCAGTAGCGGTTGCAGGCCTGGCGGATCGCCTCGGCCTGGGCGGCGAAATCCATCCCGCGGAACTGGTGGCGTTCAAGGATGCGGAACTTGCCGCCCGGCACTGCTGGCGGGGCGACCACTACCATGCCCGCGCTGTCGCCGGTCTCGGCCGGGTCGTAGCCGATCCACACCGGCCGGTCGCCCAGCGGGCGCGCCGCGAACGGCTTGTAGTCCTCGCCCCATTCGACCCAGCTGTCCACCATGCACGGCTGCAGCATCGTCAGCGGGAAGATGCTCGCCCCGTCGTCGACGAACTCACACATCAGCAGGTTGGCGAACTGCTCGGCGTTGTACTCGAAGCGCAGCTCCTCCAGATCGAACAGATCGCAGCCGCGGCGCTCGGCATCGAGGATGGTCACGATCTGCCGCCAGATCTTGTCCTCCCGGCACAGCTTGCCGGGGGCGAGCGTGTCGTGGCGCAGGTCGATCTTCACGTGCTGCGCCGCCGGCTTGCCCTTGTTCAGCCGCTCACCGGTCCACCACTTGTACGCCGGGTGCCCCATGCTCGACGGCGTCGAGAAATACGTCTTGCGCCACTTCTTGTGCAGCGCCATGCCCGAGGCGACCTTGTTCAGCTCGTCGAAGCCATGCACCCAGAAAAATTCGTCGAAGTAGAAGTTGCCGCTGCGCCCCTGGGCGGTGCGGTAGTTCGTGCCGAGAAAGTGCAGCTCCGCGCCGTTGGCCAGCACGATCGGGTCGCCCGTCAGCTGCCGGCCCAGCGCCTCCTGGACGAACGCCTGCATGTAGTTCTTGAACTGGTGCGCCTGCGCCTTGCTTGCCGAAAGGAAGATCTGATTACGCCCCGTCAGCAGCGCGTCGATCAGCGCCTCGCGGGCGAAGTAAAAGGTTGCGCCGATCTGTCTCGACTTCAGGATCATCCGCGTGCGCATGTTGATCGCCCGGTACCAGTCCAGCTGGTACTCGAAGCAACTGTCGCGGAAGGCCTCCTCGAGCAGCTCGATCTCGCCTTCATCGAACTCGTTGCGCTTCGGCGCCTTCTTCGGCCCGGCGTTACGCGCCTCAAGGTTCGGGTTCAGCTCCGCCTGGGTGCCGCCGGCCTGGAAGCGCTGGATTCGCGCCTGCCGCTCCAGCTGGCGGTGCAGCAGGTCGATTTCCTTGAAGTCGCCGCCGGTCTTGCCGTCCTTGAGGATCAGCTGCACGAGCCGAGCCTCCAGCGCGCCACCGATCCGCTCGACATTGTCCGCGCGGTCCCACTCGTCCCGGGTTTTCCAGCTGTGGACGGTCTTTTCCTTCTCGCCCAGGTAATCGGCGATATCAGTCACCCGCCAGCCCATCCAGTACAGATGGCGAGCGGTGCGGCGTGGATCCTGAACGGGAATTTCAACGGTCGGTGCATTCATGGCGCCGATGCTGCCGCTCGCGCGCGCGAGTCGTTACTCCGGCGGCCTGTACGTCCAGCCAGTACAGGGCGCGCGAATTGCCCGCGCCGCGCGGGCTGCCGACCATGCCCTCACTACCTGCCCAGCAGCCACCAGTTGAGGACAGCCCGCATGGCCGGCAACAGCAAAAAGTACCGCTCCAAGATGTTCCGCATCGGCGTCGAAGGCGCGACCACTGACGGTCGTACCATCGAACGCAGCTGGCTTGAGGAAATGGCCGCCAGCTACAACCGCAACACCTACGGCGCGCGCATCAACGTCGAGCACATCAAGGGCCTGTCCCCCGACTCGCAGTTCGGCGCCTATGGCGACGTGCTCGCCCTGAAAACCGAAGAGGTCGAGATCAACGGCGAGAAGAAGCTCGCCCTGTTCGCGCAGATCCAGCCCAACGACGCGCTGCTGGCCCTGAACAAGAAGGGCCAGAAGATCTACACCTCCATGGAAATCCAGCCCAAGTTCGCCAACACCGGCAAGGCCTACCTGGTCGGCCTGGCGGTCACCGACAGCCCGGCGAGCCTCGGCACCGAAGCGCTGGAATTCAGCGCCAAGCACGGCACCCTGACCAGCCGCAAGCAGGACAAGGACAACCTCTTCACCGCCGCCGAGCCGGCCGAGCTCGAGTTCGAAGAGGTGGACGACACCCCATCGAAGGTCGCCGGCCTGTTCAAGAAGGTCAGCGAGCTGCTGGGCAAGGGCAAACAGACCGAGGAGCAGTTCGGCGAGCTGGCCGAGACCCTCGAAGCCATCGCCAAGCATTCCGCCGATCAGGCCGAGGCGCTCACTGCCGAGCAGACCGCCCGCAAGAGCCTGGAGACCAGCTTCGCCAAGCTGGAAAGTGACCTGCAGGCGCTGACCAAGCAACTCGGCAACACCCCCGATCCCGAACAGTTCAAGCGTCCGCCGGCCACGGGCGGCGACGGCCAGCAACTGGCCACGTTCTGACCCCGACCCGCCCACTGGAGCACACCATGCGCAACGAAACCCGAATCAAGTTCAACGGCTACCTGGAGCAGGTCGCCAAGCTCAACGGCATCACCTCGGCCATCGTCAAGTTCAACGTGCTGCCGTCCGTGCAGCAGAGCCTTGAAACAGCCATCCAGGAGTCGAGTGACTTCCTCAAGCGGATCAACATCATCGGCGTCAGCGAGCAGGAAGGTGAGGCCATCCTGCTGGGCGTCAACGGCCCGATCGCCGGCCGCACCAACACCGCCGGCGGCAACCGCCGCAACCCGGCCGACCGCAGCGCCCTGGCCAAGGATGCCTACAGCTGCAAGCAGACAAACTTCGACAGCGCTTTCCCCTATGCACTGATCGATGCCTGGGCCAAGTTCCCCGACTTCCAGCCGCGCCTCACCGCCGCCATCGCCCAACGCCAGGCGCTGGACCGCATCATGATCGGCTTTAACGGCACCTCTGCCGCTGCGGCCACCGACATCGGCGCCAACCCGCTGCTGCAGGACGTCAACATCGGCTGGTTGCAGAAGATCCGCACCGGTGCGCCGGACCGCGTGCTCGACGAGGTGGTTGCCGCCTCCGGCAAGGTCACCGTGGGCGCCGCCGGCGACTACAAGACCCTGGACGGCGTCGCCTATGACGCGGTGCAGATGCTCGAACCCTGGCACCGCAACAATCCGGACCTGGTCGTGCTCGTCTCGCGCAACCTGCTGCACGGCAAGCTGCTGAAGGCGGTAGAGAAGGGCGGTTCCTCCAACGAGGAAGAGCTGGCCGCCGACGAGATCATCGCCAAGGCTCGCCTGGCCGGCCTGCCGATCGTCGATGCCCCCTTCTTCCCGGACGGCAAGCTGCTGGTAACCACCCTCAGCAACCTGTCGATCTACTTCCAGGAGGGTGCGCGCCGCCGGCACGTGAAGGACGAGCCCGAATACGACCGCATCGCCGACTACCAGTCGAGCAATGACGCCTACGTCATCGAGGACTTCGGCCTGGTGGCCCTGGTCGAGAACATCAAGGCCGTCTGACCATGAGCCTGAGCCCAGCCCAGATCAACCAGCTGCGTAAGCGTGCCGCCCTGGAGGCGGCCGCCACCGCGCCGGCGCAAACCATGGCCGGCGCCACCACCTACGAACTGCAACTCGCCCAGCTGCACCAGGACCGCCTGCGCCTGAGCCAGATCCAGTCCACCGAGGGCAAGGTCGCGCTCAAGGCGCAGCTTCTGCCGGCCTACGTTCCATACGTTGACGGCGTGCTGGCCGCCGGGCGCGGCGCCCAGGACGAAGTGCTGACCACCGTCATGGTCTGGCGCATTGATATCGGGGATTACGCCGGCGCGCTGGACATCGGCGAGTACGTGCTCAAGCACGGCTTGAAGATGCCGGACCGCTTCGAGCGAAACACCGCGTGCATGCTCGCCGAAGAGATTGCCGAGGAGGCGCTCAAGGCTCACAAGGCCGGCAGCACGTTCAGCCTCACGGATCTCAACCGCGCCGCCCAACTGACCGCGCAGCACGATATGCCGGACCAGGCCCGCTCAAAGCTGCACCTAGCGCTCGGACGCGGTTACGCCTGGGTCGCCGAAAACGATCCGGAAGTTGATCAGGCTGATTGGCTTATGAACGCCAAGCGTGAGCTCTCCCGAGCCATCGAGCTGCACGACAAGTGCGGCGCCAAGAAAGATCTGGAGCGCGTCGATCGCCTCCTCAAGAAACATGCGGAAAGCAAGCCAGCCACTACCGGCACCGGTGAGCCACCAGCGAACGACCAACCAGCCCCCGACCAGGAGGCCGGCGAATCGAACGCAGAGCCGAGCACGACCGATACCGGCGCGCCATCCGCTAACTGAGCGTCACCACGCACCCCGGCGGCTCGGGGCTGATCAGCAGGTTTTTCTCCTTGGCCAGCTGTGAAGCCCCGACCACCGCCGACCTATTCGAGCCGCGACCATGAGCGCCTTCATCGCCACCAACGCCTCCTCAGCCGCCGATTCGTTCCCCATCACGAATGACGGCTGGTTCCCCGACCTGGACGGCGCCCACCTGCGCGCCGCCCTGCGCCTGGACGGTAGCGTGACCGATGCCCGCCTCGAGGTCGCCACTGTCAACGCCCTGATCGAAGTCAACCGCGAGCTGAGCCTCTACCGCCGCGCCCGCGAGGAAGAGGGCCACGCCAGCCTTGCCGACGTGCCTGCCTCCCAGCTCCAGGGCGAGAGCTACCTCGTGCACCTCTACCGCCGCGCCATCGCCTGCAGCGCCGGTGCCGAGCTGGCCGAGCGCATGCGCGACTACAGCGCCACTGGCGACGGCGCCGAACGCGCCGATGCCCTGACCCCGACCGCCGACGAATACCGCCGCGACGCCCGCTGGGCCATCCGCAACATCCTCGGCATCGCTCACACCACCGTGGAGCTGATCTGATGGCCAGCCTGCGCGCCCAACAGGGCGACACCGTCGACGCCATCTGCTGGCGGCACTACGGGCGCACCGCCGGCGTGGTCGAGCAGGTGCTCGACGCCAACCCCGGCCTGGCCGACCTCGGCCCGGTTATCCCGCACGGCACCATGGTTGAGCTGCCCGAACAGGCCGTGCGCGCTGAACAACGCCAAGCGGTGAATTTGTGGGATTGAAGGATGAAACGCATGCATGACCGTCCCGAAATGGCCTGGCTCGCCACGTGGCTCCAGGAGAATTACCCGATCCTGTATGCAGCAGGCCTGTCGGCTGCCATCGCCGGCTCGCGGTTGATGCTCGGCGGCGGCTCGCTGCGCCGCATCGCCATCGAATCCGTCGTTTGCGGCCTGATCACCCTGGCCGCCAGCAATGGCCTGGCGCTGTTCGGCATCCCGCTGGATGCGGCGCCGTTCTTCGGGGGCATCATCGGCCTGGTCGGCGCCGAGGGCGTCCGCGCCGGCGCCAAGCGCCTGTTCGAGCGTAAGGTGGAAAGCGTATGAGCGAACTCCTGTTCATCGGCGCCCGCGGCCTCGCCGTGCGCAACCTACAGGCCGCACTCAAGCTGGCCGGCTTCGCTGTCGAGGTCGACGGCGACTTCGGCGAGCAGACCGAGCGCGCCGTCGCCGCCTTCCAGCGCCGAGCCGGCCTGGTGGACGATGGCGTAGCCGGGCCGAAAACCCTGGCCGCGCTCACCGGCCGCGACACCTCCAAGCTACTCAAGCGGCAGGATCTGCAGCGGGCCGCCGACCGCCTCGGCGTACCGCTGGCCAGCGTCATGGCCGTCAACCAGGTGGAAAGCCGCGGCGAGGGCTTCGCCAGCAATGGCCGCCCGGTGATCCTGTTCGAGCGGCACGTGATGTTCGAGCGGCTGCAGGCCAACGGCCTGAGCGAGGCCGAGGCTGATGCACTGGCCGCCAAGCATCCCGCCCTGGTCAATCGCAAGTCCGGCGGCTACATCGGCGGCACCGCCGAGCACCAACGCCTCGCCCAGGCGCAGCAGATCCACGCCGCTGCCGCGCTCGAGTCCGCCAGCTGGGGTCTGTTCCAGATCATGGGCTACCACTGGCAGCGCCTCGGCTACCACGACGCCCAGCACTTCGCGGACACCATGGCCTTGAGCGAGGCCGCCCAGCTCGACGCCTTCGTGTCGTTCATCGAAACCGACCCCGCGCTGCACAAGGCGCTCAAGGGCCGGAAGTGGGCCGAGTTCGCGCGCCGCTACAACGGCCCGGCCTACGCCCGCAACCTCTACGACGTGAAGCTCGCCCGGGCCTATGCCCAGTTTGCCGCAGAGCAGGCCCAGGAGCAGGCAGCATGACCAGCTGGAAAGTTTGGCTTGGCGTAGCTGGGCTAGTCGTTGCGCTGCTGGTGGCCTTGAACATCCAGGCTCAGCGGATCGACGCGGCGACCGCCCGCGCGGATCTCGCCACCGAACGCCTGCAAACCGCCCAACAGCGCAACGCCCGCCAGGCCGCCACCATCACCCGCCTCACCGGCGAGGTCGCCACCCAGCGTCTGGACCAGCTCGCCCTGCAGCAAACGCTCAGCGACCTGCGCCAGGCCCACGCCACCGACCAGCTCAAGAAGAAGGAACGCCGCCGTGAAGACCCCACCCATGCGACTTGGGCTGCTCAGCCTCTGCCTGTTGCTGCTCGCCGCCTGCACCAACGCCCCGCCATCACCGGAGCCGCAGGTTACCGTCAGTGGCTGTCCGGTCGTGACGCGCTGCACGCTGAACCCGGCGGCGCCGATCAGTAACGGCGAGCTGAGCGACGACGGCGACTACCTCATGGCCGCCTGGGGCGAATGCGCCGCCAAGGTGGACATCATCGTCGACCACAACCAGCGCAGCCCCCAGCCATGAACAAGCCCGAATCCCTGCGCGCCCACCTGCTGGCCGCCATCCCTGAGCTCAAGCGCAACCCCGACCGTCTGCTGGTATTCATCGACAACGGCAGCCTGCGCAGCACCGCCGCGCCGGGCCTGTCGTTCGAATACAGCTACACGCTCAACCTCATCCTCACCGACTTCGCCGGCCACCCGGATGCCGTCGCCATCCCGCTGTTCGCCTGGGTGCTGGTCAACCAGCGCGAGCTTATGGAGAACCAGGAGCGGGGCAGGGACGCCATCAAGTTCGAGGCCGACATCCTCGACAACAGCAAGGTGGACCTGTCCATCACCCTGCCGCTCACCGAGCGCGTAATCGTCAAGCGCATGGATGACGGCACCTTGCAGGTTGACCATCCGCAAGAGCCACAGCTCGACGAGTTCTTCCCGGCTGGGCCGTGGCAATTGTTCGGCAACGGCGAACTGCTCGCCGAGTGGGACAGCACCCAGGGCATGGGCAGCGACATCGCCAGCCCGCACCCGGGCCGCAGCAATGGCTGACGATCTGCGCGCCCTCGAGGACTGGGCCGGCGCGCTGCTCGCCCAGCTGCAGCCGGCCGAGCGCCGCAAGGTCACCAGCACCATCGCCCGCGACCTGCGCCGCAGCCAGCAGCAGCGCATCGCCGCGCAGCGCAACGCCGACGGCACCCCCTTTGCCCCGCGCAAATCCCGGCAGGCGCTACGCGCCAAGGCCGGGCGAATCAAACGCAAGCGGCAGATGTTCACCAAGCTGCGCACCGCCCGTTACCTGCGCCTGCAGAGCGACGCCAGCACCATCGCCATCGGCTTTGCCGGCCGCCTCTCGCGCATCGCCCGCATCCACCAGTACGGCCTGCGCGATCGCCCAGCCCCCGGCGCGCCGGATGTGCAGTACGCCCGCCGCGAGCTGCTCGGCTTCACCGACGCGGATCTCGAGCTGATCCGCGAGCGCCTGCTCGAGCACCTGGTGCGCTAACCCTGTAACGCCCGCCGCTTCACAGCCCCGCGAATGCGCCCCGCGCGCGCGAACGCCAGCATGGGGCCATGAATATCACCGACCTCCTGCGCCGCCTCGAAAACCTGATCCGCCTCGGCACCATCGCCGCGGTGGACCACGCGGCCGCGCGCTGCACCGTCAGCACCGGCGGGCTCAGCGTGCCGAACCTGCCGTGGCTCGCCCTGCGCGCCGGCAGCAGCCTGGACTGGGATCCGCCCACCGTCGGCGAGCAATGCATTCTTTTCAGCCCTAGCGGCGAACCGGCCCTGGGCGTTGCCCTGGTCGGGCTCTACTCACAGCAACGTCCGGCGCCGTCGAACAGCGCCACCGTGCGCCGCCGGAAATACCCGGACGGGGCTGTGATCGATTACGACCACGCCAGCCATACCCTGAGCGCCACGCTACCCACCGGCGGCAAGGCCCAGCTCACCGCACCGGGCGGCGTCACCATCCTCGGCAACGTCGATATCACCGGCACCGTGACCGTCAGCGAAGACGTGCTGGCGGCCGGTATCAGCCTGGTCAATCACGTGCATGGCGGCGTTCAGGGCGGGCCGAGCAAAACGGGGGCGCCGCAATGAACCGCACCACCGGCGCCCCGATCGACACCATCGCTCACATTGCCCAGTCAGTGGCCGACATCCTTACCACGCCTATCGGCTCGCGTGTGATGCGCCGCGAATACGGCAGCCTGCTGCCCGACCTGATTGACGCCCCCCTAAACGACGCCACCCGTCTGCAGGCCTACGCCGCCACCGCCATGGCCCTGATGCGCTGGGAGCCGCGCATCCGCCTGAGCCGTGTGCAGCTCGCCGGCGGCGCGCGGCCCGGCCAGGCCGTGCTGGATCTGGATGGCACGCGCACCGACACCAACGAAGCGCTGAGCCTGCGCGTTCCGCTGCAACTGGGAGCTGTCGCATGAGCATCGACCTCTCGCTGCTGCCGCCGCCAGATATCATCGAGCCCCTGGACTTCGAGCAGATCCTCGCCGAGCGCAAGGCGCGCCTGGTCAGCTTCTTCCCGGAAAACGAGCAGGCCGCCATCGCTGCCCGCCTGGAGCTGGAGTCCGAGCCCCTCGTCAAACTGCTGCAGGAAAACGCCTACCGCGAACTGATCCTGCGCCAACGCATCAACGACGGCGCGCGCGCGGTCATGCTGGCATTTTCCGGCGGCGCTGACCTTGAGCACCTGCTCGCCCTGCTGGGCGCCGAGCGCCGGGAAGGCGAGGGCGACGACGAATACCGCCAGCGCGGCAAGCTTGCGCCGTTTGGCTTCAGCGTTGCCGGCCCCGTCAACGCCTACCGCTACCACGCCCTGAGCGCTGACAGTGACGTCCTCGATGCCCGAGCCGATCAGCCGCAGCCCGGCGTTGTGCGCGTCACGGTGCTGTCGCGCACCCGGCAAACCGCAACCCCCGAGCTGCTGCAGCGAGTCGCCGACGCACTCAGCGCTGAAGACATTCGCCCGCTCAATGACACCATCCAGGTGCAAGCCGCGACCCTGCGACCCTGGGCAATCAATGCCCGCATCTACGTCGGCAGCGGCGCTGCGCCGGAACCACTGCTGGCTGCCGCGCAACAGGCCGCCGAGGCCTACGCCGCCGCCCAGCACGCCATCAATGCGCCGGTGCGCCTGTCCGGCATCTATGCCGCGCTGCATCAGCCTGGGGCGCTGCGCGTCGAGCTGCTTAGCCCGGCGGCTGACATTGAGCCCGAGGCGCAAGCCGCACCCATCTGCACGGCGGTCACGCTCGCGCTGGTGACCGGCCATGAGTGATCTGCTGCCACCCAACAGCACCCAGCTGGAGCACGCGCAGGCCGCGTCATCTGATGTTGATCAGTTGCCGGTTGAGTTGCGCACGCTCTGGTCCGCCGAGCATTGCCCTGCCGCGTTCCTGCCGTACCTAGCCTGGGCGCTGTCGGTCGATTTCTGGGACATGGCCACCACCGAGGCGCAGCAGCGCGCGCTGATTGCCGGCGCCATCGCCTGGCACCGCAAGCGCGGCACCCCTTGGGCCATCAAACAAGCCCTGGCCGCCATCGGCTATCCCGTTCTGGAGCTGGTCGAGCAGGCCGAATACCACCGCGAGTGGGTCGCCGCTGGCGGTCGTACCCTGGACGGCAGCTGGTCGCTCGACGCCAGCGCCACCCTATTGCCGCCTGAAGCGGGCGGCGCCGTGGTGCGCCGAACCGCCCTCAACCATTGGGCCGAATACGCTATTCGGCTGAACGCCGTCGACGGCGCCTGGTCGCGAGAGCAGCAGGACCGTATCCGTCGCATTGCCGAGGCCTACGCCCCGGCGCGCAGCCGCCTGGTCGCCATCATCACCAGCCTGTCCACCCGTTTCGGGCGCCCGGTTCAGGTCACCAGCCTGCGGCAGCTCGTTCGCATCCGCCTCGCCAAATGCCAGCGCGTGCAACCCCTGCAGCGCCGCACGCTCGACGGCTGCTGGTCGCTGGGCGGCGAGACCGCGCCGCAGCAGCTCGACGGCACGCAACGCCTCGACGGCGGCACCCGGCTCGACGGGCTGCGCCTGCTCGCTACCTGGGCTTGGGCAGCAGGGCATGCCCGCGTCATGCAGCGCGTGCGTATGCGGTTGCGCGCCACGGTCGGTACCGGCGCAGCCGCCGTGCCATTGCAGTTGGCGCCGCGCTTCCAGCCTCTGGACGGCAGCGCACGACTCGACTCGCTCACCCTGCAGGGCTGGCCGCTCGACCAGGGCATCGCCCTCGGTGATGCCGCCTTTGATCGCATCGCCCTTCACAAACTGGACGGCACCTGGCGCCTCGGCGCTCGGCCTGCCGCCACCCGCGTCCGTGCCCGTATCACCGCTCGCATCCGCCAGCACGGCCTCACTCAGCAGGTAGCCCTATGACCGAAAGCGTCCCAATCCTGACCACTGTGGCGTACCGCAGCCATCTTGCGCTGACTGCCGCCACCGGTGGCGAGCTGTCGCCGATTGCCTTCCTGGCCTTCG